AAAATGATGGAAGAGGCCGAAAAAAGGGGCCGTTCTGTTAGGCGTTGGACTATATGGGAATTTACTGAAAGATGCGGAGATGCTAGGTCTGGAACAAAAGAAACCCCGGCTTATATAAGACAAAGTGATATGTCTTGCTATCCTGAGTCTGATTTTGAAAAGCTTCCAATTGAAAAACAAAAAGGATATGAAAGACATATATTGCTAGATGGTTGCGTTTCTAATCAATTTTTTAATGGAAGACCGTGCCCTGCAGCATCCGTTTGTTTAGCTGATGCAAAGAAACAAAGATGTAAGTCCACTATGCTTAAGCCAATTGATGAAACCATTCAAAGGCTAATAAGTGAGGACCCAGATTGGGCACTTTCCCAGCTTATGAACCTAAAGCCATCTTTAGAGGGAATTATATATAGAGAATTTGATGAAGGAACACATGTAAAAACATGGAATCAAATGTGGCTTACCCTTACTGCTATTGAGTTTCCTGGTATTTGCACCCATGATATATTTGTTAAAAAATGCAAAGAACTAAACCTTAACGCATATGCTGGGGTAGACTTTGGATATACTAATCCTGCAGCTGTAGTAATTTTTTATATAGATGGTAGAGAAAACATTTATGTTGTAAGGGCAGATTCTGCTACTGGGGTAAATGACCCTTCTTGGATACATTATATAAAAACTAAGTATCATAATATATATAATACACAGTTATATTTTCCTGATATGGTAGCAGCTGGTTCTGTTGATTTAATGACATCAGTTCTTCCGGTTGGACATTTTACAAAAACTGAAGTAAACTATGGGATTCAGATACTCAAGAAGTTTTTGAGGGTTCCTGGTGGAACAGATACAAAGCTTCATATAGCAAAAGAAACATGTTTTCCTTTGATTGATGAGTTTACTAAATATCATTATAAGACTGATTCCGCTGGACAAGTTATTGATATCCCTGAGAAAGAACATGATCACAACTTAGATGCGTTTCGTTATGCCATGACAGCCCTTTTTGGCAACAATAGGGCTCTTATTGAGTCAGATGTAACGGGTTTAGGGGCATCTAGTGGTATAATTGATTACAAAACCGGTAGTTACACACGGACTCCTACGGCTTCAGAGTTTGCTGAGATAAATGGGGTTATTTTTAACGATAATTCAACAGATGATTTGAAGGTAGGGGATTTCGGTACATTAGCTGAACTTCGTAAAGACAAGGAAGAGGGCGGTGGAGATGGGGAAGGTGGGGAAGGATCATTTTTGTTTTCATTTTAAAGGAGAATAATATATGGCATGGTTGAATGATTTATTAAAAAGCAGAATAAGAGAAACTCTAGACGAAGTAGAGAAAGATAAAGAGTCTCTAGAGCCGGAAAAAACTCCTAAGGCCAGTGACGTTGTAGGAGCAAAAAGTATTATAGAAGATCCATTCTATGAGTATTATACTCGTCAGAACTTCTTTAAACAAAAAACTTCTAGGCTTTCTAATACCATGCTTAAGACCGTATCTTTACGAGATTGGTTGGTATCTTCTATTCTTCAAATAAGAGTTGATACTATGTGCATGTTTGGAAAAGTTCAGGAAGATATATTTGAAACAGGGTTTAAAATTGAAAAGAAAAACAGAACAGAACAATATACGGAAGAAGAGATAAACGAAATTAAGTTTTTAGAGTCCTTTATATATCATTGTGGAGACCCTGAAGTAACTCCAATGGATGAAAGAAAGACCTTTGATACTTTTTTAAAGCTTTTAACTAGAGATGCCTTAACATTTGGCTATGTTGCCATTGAAAAGGTATTTACAAGGGGAGGCCGACTTTGTAGACTTAGGCCCCTTCCTGCAGAAAACGTATACCTAGTTGATAAAAAAATGCCTAAGAATACGGTTGAGACTCAGCTGGATACACTTAAGAATGTATTTAAACCTAGACCTGGAGCAAATGACCCCTCACTTGAATATGAAGTAAATGAACAAGAAATAGACTATTATAAGTATGTTCAGGTTTCTATGGACCTAAGGCCTATTATGGGATTTGGTGATGAGGACATGATATTTGAACTATTCAATCCTCAAAACTTTGCTGATTCTGGTGGATATTCATTATCTCCTCTTGAGTTGTCCATAATAAATGTAATGAACCATATGAATGTTGATATGTACAACCATAGATTTTTTACACATGGATATGCAGCTAGAGGTATTATAAATCTTAAGGGACAGGTTACTCAGTCAGCACTAAGAAATTTTAGAACATTATTTTATAATGCGATAAATGGAAGTAATAATGCTTGGAGAACACCAGTAGTAGCAGGACTAGATGATATTCAATGGGTATCTTTAAATCCTAATGCTAAAGATATGGAATACCTTAGTTATAACAATATGGTAATGCGTTCGATTTGTACACAGTTTCAGATAGACCCTATGGAACTTGGTCTAGATTATCTTATTTCTGCAACAGGAAAGGTCCCCTCTCAACAGTCTAATAATAAGTTCAAAATTGAATATTCTAAAGAAAGAGGGCTATATCCGATAATTCGGTTTTTTGAGAATATGGTAAACTCTAAGATATTACCAATTATAGATAAAGATTTAGCTAAGAAATATAGGTTTGTTTTTAAGGGATATACAGATGAAACACCTCAGACAAAACTAGCCTTACAACAGGCACAGATAGCCTTATTTAAGTCCTTAAATGATATAAGGTCTGAGAATAGGCTTCCTTTGATAGAAGAGCCTCTGGCCAATCTACCGCTTAATGCAAGCTATATAGGGCTTCTCCAGAAGTTATATACTGTAGGAGAACTTCGTGAAATGCTATTGAAAGATAAGGGAGCTTCTAAGAATAAGAGTTTATCTTATATTGCCGGAGACCAGAATTTTATAGCCTGGAATGAACTTGTTTTTTCTAAGGTTTCTAATGAGCAGACTATGCAACAGCAAAAAGAACAACAAGAGAAACAAGAACAAATGCAAAAAGAGCAAATGGAAGCTCAGCAGGAACAAGCAGGACAAGAGGGACAAGAAGAACTTCCTGAAGAGGCACCTAAAGAATAATTCTTGACATTATTTTAAAAGGGGAGTATAATATAGAATATAGGGGAGAAATAAAGGGATGGGTTGGATATTTTTAACTGGTATAGATAAGATAAATAAGAAGAAAGTATCTGACTTTTTTTGCAAGAAGGGGTATACTTCAATCGATATACCCATTCCCAATAAGAAATATCTTAAAATTGACTATTCTGGACCAACATATGAAAATGAACTTTTAGATTTATATCTAAAATATGATGGTCAGGATATTGTTTGGAATAGAACTCCACATGAAGAACATATGTGGTCTACTATATATAATACTAAAATCTTAATACCCAAAGAAGAACTAGATGAATTTGTTGGGATTGGTGAGCAAAATAATGCAGTTTATTATTTAGTTCAAGATGATGATTTAACAGAACAGTGGAAGAGGTGTCTTGAGGCAAATGAGATAACCTCTAAAGAAGACTATAAAACAGCCAGGATACTGTTTGAAAATATGGCATCAGAATTTGGTTTTATAAAAATTTCAAATGTAGATGATTTTATCAAAACCAAAACTACTGAAAAGAAGCCGGTTGTTAAAAAAACAATAACAAAGATAGAAGATATAAAACCAACTTTAGCAGAACACATTGAGGCTGAAAATGAAGAATATATTCTTCTTAAAACTCCAGAACAAGTGAGGCTAGAAAAGGCTAATGCTATTTCTAGTTTATTAGACAAGAGAATACTAAAAAAGACTGGGGAGCATTATGATAATATTGAAAATGAAGTGAGAGAGTTTTTGAATGGTAAGTTATCTACTTTATTAGGGATTTCGTCAGAAAGTATACCTACCCAGGGACTTTCATTTGAAGAGATACATTTAATAAAGATTTGGTTAAAAGCTTTTAAAGAAAAGATGAAGAAATAGAGGTTAATATGGAAAACGATAAAATTAATAAATTTATAAAAGAGATTATAACACTTCCTTCTGAATGGATACAAATAGAAAAAGAACCAGAACGGGGCAATCAACGAGTTATAAAACTAGAATATATTATAGACCTATATAATAAAATAACAAAGGAGAATTAAAATGGCAAAAGACGTAAAGAAAGAAAAAAAAGTTAAACAGCTTTCAAACAAAACAAGAAATGCTGAGACTAAGATTAAGGAGCTTGAAGGCGCAGTTAAAATGATGCAGATGGTCTTTCAGCAGGTTATGGGTGGGTACAAACAGATTGGTAATGAACTAGATGGTTTAAGACATATGGTAACAGACCTTCAGTATAGATTTGTCGCTATAGTAGAACAGCTTGGAGTTAATTCAGAAGATTTAGATGACCTTGTTTCTATTAAAAAGGTAGCTGACTTTACTGGTGCTGCAAATGATCAGGACGTAAAAGAAGG